GCGGTGTAGACGACTGCGGTCATTAGGTACCCCCGATGAGTCCGGCTTGTCTGCTGTTGCCGTTGATGAAGACGACGTCGCGGTCATTGATCGCCTCGGAGAGCTGACCGATCAGCCAGTCCGCCGTCTCTCGGCTCGAGAAGACGCTGCCCTGGATGACGACCTGGGCGACCTTCGCCTGCGGCTCCTGCGCCTGCTGCGCGTTGCCTGCGGGAGCGCCTCGATTCGCGAGAGCCGACGAGCCACCGGAGAGGCCGCTCTGCGTGACGTTTGCCGCGCCGCCAGGGTTCGTCGCTTTGATCTTCGCGATCTGAATCGCGCCCGCGACGGCGACCTTTGCCGCGGCGGCGAGGTTGGCCGGGAACGGGAGAGTCAGCGCGCGAGTGACGCCCTCGGCGGTGTTGATGACGGCGTTCGCGATTGCAAAGGCCTGTTGAACTTTGAAGAGCGTCGAATTCTGCGAGGCAAGTGTGGTGAAGAGCTCACCGGCGAGCGAGATCATCGACTGGTTTTTGATCTGCTCAAAGTCGAGGAGCTGTAGGCCGAAGGCCTGCGCGACATCCATGCGGAAATACTCGAGATCGCTCGCGACTTGGATGCGCTGCGCCGCAGCCGACATATCCATCGAGACCAGGTTGTCGAGGTGCTGCTGCTGGATCATCTCGATCATCTGTTGATGCGAGATCAGACCTTGAAGCTCATAGGCGCGTTCGTCGGAGACTTTCTGGCGACGTTCCGCTGCCGTGAGCTCTCGCTTCGCGCCGACCTTCGAGAGGTCCGGGATCTTCGGCTCCGGGATGTCGACCGTGACCGGAGCGATGACCGGATCGAACTGCGACCTCGTCTTGAGGAGGTCGATCTCGCGGCCGACGTTCGCGATCGCTTGCTCAAGCGCGCGCGGCCCCATGATCACTTTCCCGTTCTCGATGTAGCCCAGGTTCAGAAAGAACGGGAGCATCGACTCGCGCGATTCGCGCAGGATTTCGAGCTTGCGCTCGAGTCGCTCGAGCTCACCGCCTCCGCCGACCAGGATGCGGAGCGAGCTGATCCAAGAGTTCGTCGCCTGGAGCACCGGACCGAGAACGACCGAGGCGAGCGCTGCGAGCTCGATCGCGGTGTTTTTCCCGGCGGTCTTCAGAATGTCGAGCTGATCGCCCAGGGTGTCGACCTTTGCGATCGCGTCCTGGGAGACCGGCCCGCCGATCGCGGAGAGCTGCTCGTTGATGTCTTCGGCGTTCGTCCCGATCGCGACCAGGGTCGGCACAAGCTCGGCGCCCGACTTGCCGAACAGATCCATCGCTGCGGTCGTGCGAGCGGCCGGATCTTGGATCGAGGCAATGGCGACAGCGACGGCCTCGAACTGCTTGTCCGGCGAGAGCGCGAGGATCTGATTCGCAGACAGACCGAGACGATCGAGCGCCTCCCTCGCCTGCTTCGAGCCCTCGCCCGCCTCGACCAGCGCCTTCTGCATACGGCCGACGGCGCCCGAGACATTCTCGAGCGATCCGCCAGAGAGCCCGGCTGCGAACTGAAGCCGCTGTAGCGCGTCGATCGAGATCCCGGTCTTGACGGCGGTATCGTTCAGAGCGCTCGCGGCCTGGAGCGCCTGGTTGATTACCGCGCCGAACGAGATCCCCGCCGCGACACCTCCGAGGAGCTTGAAGTTGCTCGTGAGGTTCGAGAGGACGCTGTCCGTCCCCTTGACGTCCTTCTTTACTCGCTCGAGCTCCGAGCGCATCTGCGCGGAGTCCGCCGCCATTTTGACGACTAGGGTGCCTATGTCAGCCATGCTTCACCATTGCTTGCAGAATCGCTCGCTGTTCGGCGACCGATTGCGACTTGGGAGTCGTGTCTTTTTTCGGGATGAAGTCGTCCGGGTTCCAGGCCTTGCCGCCCTTCTTCGGCCCTGCGGCGTTCGCCGTCGTGGATGCGAGCATTCCCATGCGCCACATCTCGACGTCGTAGCCGAAAGGCTCGAGCCCGTAGAACGCGATCCAGTAGGTGAACTCTGCGGAGCTCATTCGCTCCTGGAGCTCGCCCACCGTCGCGCCGAGTTGCGCTGCGAGGCGGAACCACATCAGTAGCTCCGGCTCGCCCGCTATTTTTTTTCAGCGTCTCCGACCGCGTTATCGGTGAGGAGCGACGCCTCGAGGATCGCCTTCGACAGTTGCGATAGGACCGCGCCGTCGAGCTTCGCGACCTCAAGAGGATCGTCGAAGAGACGGACGCCTTCCGCATCGCAGAGACCGAGCGAGACGACCTTGTAATCGGCGAGCGGTTCGCCCCCTTTCGAGGCCTCCGCTGCCCATTGCTGCAAGGTCACGCGCTCCCCGCCCGAGAGCCCGCGGATGTAGAGCTTGACGCCCTGCACCTCGAGCTCACGGACGGAGGCCTTCGAGAACGCGCTGCTGATCGTTGCCTTGAGCAGCTCGCGGCTCATTACGGAGTCACCGTCGGGAGCGCGGTGATCTCGATCGTCACGTTCGCGACGACCTCGGCACCTTCAGCCGTGAAGGCGTCCAGGTCGAACTTCGTCACCAGGCCGGGGAACTGCACCTGGTAGGCGCCGCCATCCGACAGGATGATCTGATAGTTGCCTGCGGTGCCCGCGACGAGCTTCGTCCGCATTGCTTCGTGAGCGGCGACGCTGCCGTCAAAGAGCAGCTTCAGCTCGACGTTCATCGGATCGTGCGATCCGATCATGCGCGTCGGGTAGCTCGAGTCCATCGTGTAGACGTCGACGGTCTTGCGGTTGTAGCCGCTCCACTTGATTTCCTGCACCTGGGCCAGGGTTGAGAACACCTCCGGGGAGGCGGCGTTGCCGACCTTAAAGAGGGTGCCGGTCGAAATACTTGCAGCCATTGTGATCACTCCAAAAAAAAGACCGCCGAGGCGGTCGTTGTTGAAAGGAAAAAAAAGGCGCCCGAAGGCGCCGAGGGATATGGAAGCTCTAACCCATCACCGATAAACGAATTCAAAGTCCTGCTGAACGATTCGCATCGTTCGATCGCCGAGCGCGTCGGCTTGCTCCTGCTGTTGCGACAAGCGCGACATCAGGACCGTCACTCCGCTCTGCGTTCCAGACCATCCGTCGAGACCGACGCGAATCGCCTCGACGACCGGCGCTACCTGGGACATCGTTTCGCCAACCGTCTCGATGCGTAGCACCGCGCGAAAGAGGAGCGGGTTGTTCCCCAGGGTGCGCGCCATGCCCTGTCCGCTTGTGCGGCTTACGGCGACCGCCGGGAGCGTCGGCTCCTGGACGATGATCTCGCGGTAAACCCGAGACCCGGCGCCGGTGTTCAGCGCGGAGATCTTCGCGATGATTGCGTTCTCGATACTCACGGATCGACGAGCCCCTCTGTGTCGGCTGCGCGCTCGCGCAGTCTCTTCTCGATGCGGGTGATGCCCTGGCGCAAGATGCGCTGAAACTCTGGAAGGATGCCGCTGCGTGTTGCGTCCCAGGCAGGACCGAACCAGGGTTTCGCGTTGACGCGACGCCCGCTCGGACCGCGGACGCGGTGACCGAACTCGACGAGGTGTCCGTAGAAAATCCCGCGACGCTTCCGGTTGTAGTAGACGTTTTGCAGCGCGACAGCGCGTCGGTCCTTCTTCTTCGGCCCGACCTGGACGGCGACGGTCTCGCTGCCCTTCGGTCGCACCGTGACAATCCGCACCGACTCTGCGAGAGCTCCCGATCGAGCGAAGCTCTCCGCGTTCGAGGTCGCCTGGCGCTCTAGCTTGATCAGCGAGCGACGACTTGCCCGAGTGAGGAGCCGCTTCGCCGCTATAGCATCGAGCTCGAGCAGTCGCGCCTCGAGCTCCTTCAGTCCCTCGACCTTAATGTCGGTGACGATCGGCACTAGACGAACCTCTCGACGCAAAGGAGCTGGAGCTCGCGGTTGCGCTCGTCGCGGTTTATCACCGACTGAATGTCAAAATAGCGCGAGCCGAACTTGACGCGATCCTTCGGCGTGAGCGTAACGCCCGAGATCGGACGGATGACGATCCGCGTTGAGACCTCGCTCTGCATCTGCGCCGCGGCGAAATACTCGCGGCCGTTGAGCGGTTCGACGGACGCCCAGACCGTACCGAGCGACGCCCAGGTCGGCGTCTGGTCTCCGTACTGGTCGATCGCGTCGGTCGCCCGCTGAACGGTGACCCGATGTCGAAGGCGCCCGGCCTGCATCAGAACACCTTGAACGGTGACAGGAGCGCGGTGAATCCGAGCGGAAACTCGGTGACGATCGTTCCGGTAAGCGTCGCTTCGCGGTTCTCGTAGAGGTGCGCGATCATCAGCTTGATCGCCGCCTTGATTGCAGGCGGTACGTCAGTCGGCGCACCGTAGCCCGCGACGTAGCGGATGCGGACGTCGTTGATGTGACCGCGCGAGCTCGGCCAGGTCTGGTTATAGGCCTGGAAGATCTTCCCAGGTTGCGCGAACGGGCCCGCGTCGTTGACGACCTGGTAGGTGTTCGCCGCGAGCGTCTGCGTGTTGCCCTCGATGTCGATGTAGGTGATCGAGGTGACACTTGCGAGCGGCGCCTTCGGGAGCTGAAAGTAGAGCGGGAACTGGTCGACCTTGAGCTCCCAGGTCGTATTCACGAACGAGCGCCCGGTGTAGGCCTCGGCGTATTCGCGCGCGGCCTTCGTGAGCGCGAAGAGGATCTCGTCGTCCTGGTTGCCGTCGATGCGGCAATGCGAGCGCGCCTCTTCGACCGTTACCGGCTCACCCGCCGGAGCTGTGATCAGG